CTTAATCATAAGATTCCGAAACATCCAGTTGCAATTCATCATAACGTCTTCCTTTTCTCAGTGTATACCTTATGATACCATATGAAATAGGAAAAGTCAAACGAATAATGGGGCTGGATGTCGTTTTATTGGATTTTTAGGAAAAGTGTGATATATTTACCACCCCATTATCATTTTGGTTTCTTCTGATACAGAATCCATTGTGAATGGGGGCTCAAAGGTAGTGTTAACTATAACACTTATAACCTCTGGTACATAACCTGCTTTTTGGATATCGTTAACAATTTGGTCTGCAAAGGGACAAAACGCACTAGTTAAAGTGTGGGTAATAGTAACCTCTTTCTCTTTTTCATCAATTGATATGTCATATATTAAGCCTAAATCGTATATATTAATACTAATTTCGGGATCAAATACTTCACATAAATTCGCTATAATCTGGTTATTACTTATAGACATAGAAGTCTTTTTACCATCCTTTAGGTTTTTTCGTGATGCCGCGCAGCTTCATTTCCGTCTCAATCCACTGCTTGGCACGGGTGTTGCGAACCTTCTTACCCAGCAGACGTTTAACCTCTTTAAAGGTCATCATCTCAATATCTTCGTCTTTTTTATTATTATCAACGATTATCATATTACCTCTGAAGAGGCTGTTAAACTTACCGAGATTCCCCTGCACTGCATTCCATCCGATAATGGCAACATCCTCTGGCACGCTGCGTTCACGTTTGACGTTACGCGCTAGAGCTACCTCAATTGAGGTGTTGACAAATATCATGTGCGTGTCATATCCTAGTGATTCCAACTCTGCCTTCTGAGAGCGAATCTTATCGTATTTTTTACCCGTGCCGTCAATGATTAAGCCGATGCGACCTTCGATATAGTTTGCCTTACGGGATGCGGTGACCTTTTTTGCTTTAGCCCTAACCTCATCTCTTTGTGGGTCTTCTGAACCCATTTTCATAGAAATACCAGCGTCTTTGAGATACTTCTCAAAAACCTCATCGGAGTTAACTACTCTAAGCCCTGTTCCCCCAATGGAGTACCGAACAACGTATGATTTACCGCTACCCGGCCCACCAGCAAGAAAGAACGCTTTAAATATATGAGGGTCTTGTAAACCCTCCTGTAGTTCTTGAAAGTCTATCATTATCGGGTCCTATTTGTTCTTCATTAACGAGTTGTCGGTAACTTACCATTTCTATATGATATTTATCTTCCTCAGAGAGAGGAGTATGTGTTCGATTTTGGAGTTGAAAGTTCATCTTCTTAATACGGTTCTTGGTTTTAGCTGACATGATTCAATGTCTCCTTGCATATATGGTTTAAGTTACATGACAAAGTTCTGACTCGTTATAGTTCTCCTTAAAATACCTCATCGTGAGCAAATTCTTCTGGACGTGTTTGTGAATCTCTCATAAGATGCATGGTTACTGTATGGTTCATACCATCAGAATTATATGTGTGTTTGATACGGGTCATCAAGAAATCTTCAGTAAAGAACCTATCATCTTTACCATAATCTGGTGACGTTGAGTCAACTGCTCTTGGGATAGTTATTTCAATAAGATTACCTACGGTGAGGGAAGTGTTTCCAGCTGCACCGCACTCTAAACTAAATGCTTGATCTAATTGTTCTTTATGTGACATTCTTCTTGACGTTTTGTTTGCATTAATGTTGTTTGGTATTGACTTTGGTGAATACAATCCATTAAATTGTTTGTTTCCATTTTGTTTAATACTCATTGTTTGGAAGAATGTGCGTGATGGTACATAGTCTTCCCTACTCATATATATGGGATTCGTATATTTGAAATACCCCTCTGTTGGAGCACCGTTTAGGTGTTTTTCTTCAGGAAAATCATCTTGATAAGAGTAATCTTCTATTCTATATTTTTTATTGTATATGTCATGCACCAGTAGTCGAGAACCCAAGACACCACGTTTCACATCAAGGATTTTGTCATTATGGGCCATACTATGTGATGTAAGTGCTTGGAGTTCACTCATGATATTGCCTGATAAACCATCACTAACCATACCAAAACTCCATCGTGGAATTTGTTCAAACAACTCACCCAAACTTTTATAATGATATCCATCATTATTTTCAAAGAAATAATATGATGGATCACCATCCTCATCTTCTGACATGGTAGATAGAAATTTGATAGTATCTATAGGTGAGAGGTTGGGAATAACAACGTGTTTATTCTTAACTGTCTTGGTAATATTGATAGGTTTTGTACTTTCCAATTCTTCTGAAAAGACTTTCTCTACGATTTTGTAAACATCATCCTTATATGATTTACTAATTTTCTTTCTCAAATTGACAGATACTTCTGGTGAACAAAACTTTAACTTAAACAATGATTGACTGAAATTAGACGAGTGAACCCTACCCTCTATTGAATACACATCAAAACTCATATCTTTAATCTCAAACTCATGACCCTGTAAGCTTGGTGTTTGTATAACAAGTTCTAATGTTTCTTCACCAATGATAGGAAGGTCGTTCACGATATTTTTAGTCGTAGTGACCAACATATGGCCATGGATGCCTGGCATCTCAATGTCTTCATTCAATTCTATTTCTACAACCACTGATGATAAATCAACAAATTCACCACTAATACCACTATATATCTTACATTTGTCTAATCTATATTCCCCAGCATATTGTAATTCTCTGTTCCCGGCAGACATTATAAAACACTCTCCTTAATTAGCTCATCAAACTCTTGTATGAATTGTTGGAGATGCTCAGGATTAAGAACTGATATTTCACTCAATTCATTCTGTCTATTTACTTCATATTCATAATTAGTAATTGGTGTAGAAGAGAGGTAATCCGTATTATCCGTACCAATATCTATTTTAATGGAAGTATCACCCGACTCTTGATTGATTTCATAGTGATGAACTGCATTGGGATTGTCATATTTGTCGTTTACAAAACTCATCAACTGTCCCTCAGTCAATGGCCATCCATGAAACCTGTCCGTGATACCATTAGATATTAATATTACCCAATGTAATCTAGTATCTCCATATAAAAAATGTGCAACACTCTCTGGTGTTTCTCCTGCCAATATATTATACTTTTTCATTTGGAATGCATTTTTCTTTGCTTGAGTTCTCATACTAACACGCCGCAGTATATTTGGTGTTACTTTATATTCACCATCACCATATGAATCGTACTGTATGAATGGGAATTTTGAAAAATATGTCATTAGTAACCCTCCGATATTCTTTTTCTGGTAAGGGTTTCAAGTTCTTTGAAGGTCATTGTTAATATTGTTTTTGTAGGTGGTGAACCAGAAGCACCCTGATGGTTTTCTGCTGCGTCATGAGCAGTAAATCTATCACCACCATATTGTACCTGTGTATTGGTCAAGAAACACGTTGATATCCTATTTAAAAAAGAGTTTTCGGTGTTATTATACATGTACTGTATATCAAATGTATCTGGAATAGTTAACATTAACCCCTTACTGTTATCTATAAAATCAGGATGAGAATGAAACTTAAATCGTGCTACTATTGTATCTATTATCTTTGCTTCTTCACGGGACTTGGGTGTAAATGTGAACACGAATTGAAACTCTCGACGATTGACACCCTTAAATGCGAGTTCCATTTTATTATTGACAATTCTTCCTGTCTTCACTGCAACCATGTTCGCTGCACCTGGCGCTAAAGTATCAAGTGCTTTTGATGCGGCACCCAAGGCCATAGCAGTAATTTGACCACCTTGTACATCGGCGTTACCATCTGTTATACCCTTGAAAACTTCTGCCATTCCTTGAGCAAATCCACCAGATGCTTCATCTGTATAGTTAAGAGAATATGTACTCTGTACTTGTGGTGGCATATACAATGCAATCGCAGTATTTAGTCTTGTGGACTTATCTAAGAAATCACTGTAGAGAGGAGCACCGTTCGCATTCGCTGCGGCACCAATGGAAGCACCATCTGGTTGTCCCGTTATCCTTTGCCGTCGAGATCCACCAAATTCTGATTTTGTTACGGTTTGAGTAGATACGAGATTGCCAAGTTGACCCGCTGTGCGACTGTTTGCGTCCCTTTTGGCACGCTCCTCTTGTCTTCTAGTTTTTTTCTCGCTTGAGTCTGGTTTACCGCTTGCGGCAGCTATCGTTGCACCAGATACTCCACTAGCTTGGGGTCCAGGCGATGAGTTGATATAGAACAGTATATAATGTCCAGCCTGAGTCTCTCCCTTCTCTGCCGAAATATTTCCATTCGCATCTGATGGGTATTGTAAGATTTCGGGATCAAAACTCGTAACTCTTTTCGGTGATATTCTGTCGTTTAATCGTTGTTTCTTCGTTGCTGAAGGGGTGGGTTTGTTGGGAACATTACCTTCAGCAAGATTAGCTAATCTTATTCTTTCATCTCGTATCATGATGCTGAGGTTATTCAACTTGTCATTTTGTCGGCTCTGTGGTTGCCTATCAAGGCTTTGTTGAAAGTTCTTCACAAAATCTGGACTCTGAAGTACGTTCAGTGCAGCAGGGTCATTAACATGTTTTTTTATTGCATGAATTCGAAATCTTCTTAAGCCTGCCGCCTTTGCTGTTTCTGAAATCGCCATTAATTTAACCCTCTCTAAATAGTTATATAAGTATTTATAATCATGGCATACAAAGGTAAATATATTCCAAAGAATCCCAAGAAGTATATGGGTAATCCACAACGGATAGTATACCGTTCTCTTTGGGAGCGTAAGTTCATGGTATATTGCGACAACAATCCTAAAATACTTGAATGGGGTAGTGAAGAAGTCATTATACCCTATTTATCTCCTTGGGACGGTAAAATACATCGTTATTTTCCAGATTTTTATATAAAAGTTAACCAACAGAATGGAATGAAGAAGAAATTCATCATTGAAGTTAAACCAAAGAAGCAATGCTCTCCCCCCACTACCTCACCCAAGAGAAAAACCAAAAGATGGTTTAAAGAAGTATATACATGGGGTATAAACGAAGCAAAATGGAAGCATGCCACTGCATGGTGTGATAATAATGATATGGAATTTAAGATTCTTAATGAAGACCATCTTGAGATTACTTATAAATAGTTATATGGCACAGAGCAAATACATACAGAGTGTGGTTGCAGCACAAAGAGGTCGTCCTCGCTCAACTGCATGGTATAGAGATAAAATCAAAGAGTTTGGTACACCAAAGTCTTCAGAGTTGATACGAGATGGTAAACAGGCTGGTAAACCATTTTATGGTAGATTGAATATGTTCGTATATGGTCCTAAACATGCTAAGACGCTACCATACTATGACACATTCCCCTTGGTATTACCTTTGGAATCATACCCTGATGGATTCTTGGGTATCAACTTGCATTATCTACCCATACCATTAAGAATGGCACTCTTAGATAAACTCGTAGATTTCTCTACCGATACTAACTTCGATGAGGGTACTACACTTGCAGTAAACTATAGTGGTGTAAAGAATATAAAAGAAGTGCGTCCTACAATACACAGGTATTTAGCAGGACATGTAAAAACAAGGTTTAGACGTATAGATGCAGATGAATTTACTGTTGCTACACTTCTACCAGTACAACAGTTCAAAAAGTCATCTGATCGTGCTGTCTGGTCAGATTCAAGGAAACTAATTTAATGCCCGCAATGATATCAAGAGTACTTAATTCTATCAGCTTTGACGGTATTGCCTTAAACAATAAATTTGCGGTAGACTTTACTTGGCCAAAGAAAATGCCATCCATCGCTGGTCAATACCTTGATGAATTTGTAGACCTCAGATGTGTAGGAGTTAATCTTGCTGGTAGAACCCTTACGTCATTTGAAGAAACAAATATATATGGTCCTGTTCGTTCAGTACCAGAAGGTGTGAGTTATGCAGAAGATATCACACTTACATTCTTAGAGACACGGGATTTGGCAGTCAGACATACGTTTGAAGTTTGGCAAAGTATGTGTTTCAATGAAAAAGATTGGAATTTAGGATACTACGATGATTTTATAGGAGACATAACCATTTATTTGTTAACTCAAGACGGACTACCTTCTTACGGTATAACTTGTAGGGAGGCGTGGCCTAAAACTTTAAATCCAATTCCATTGTCTATGGAACCAACAACTACAGCAATTCAAACAGAAGTGTCCTTTTCATTTAGATATTGGACTAGAGTTCCACCTGAAAAAATTGTGGAATTATCAGAAGCTGGAACCTCAAAACTTGTGGACAATACCAGTAAATAAAATAATGATTAAAACAGGAGTGATTAA